AGACCGAGGAATCAAAGTTGCTACCAACACCAATCAGGAAATCTGGTTGAATGGTGGAGACACCCTATACGCCATCTCTCTAGCCGGAACCTCGGCTTATGGCGTTGCAGTACTATACTCAGTCCCACTAACCGCGTAAGGAAAATAAATGGCAATGGACAAAAAGAAGCCAGAAATGAAGAAACCAGCAGCAAAGAAGCCGGCAGCAAAGAAGCCGTGGTCAGGCTCAAAAGCTGACGAGAAGGCCGATGCAAAGCTCATGGCTGACATGACCCCTGTCGAAAGGGCAAGATTTAAGGCCGGCGACAAGAAGATGGACAAGAAGAAGCCTGGCAAAGCTGCTGACATGAAGATGGACAAGAAGCTCGCCAAGGATGTCAAGAAGAAGTACTAGTGGCTAACACGCCTAAGCCTGTCCGCAAGGACGCCAAGCGTAGCGCTGAAATGAGCAGAAATCCAGGTGGCGACCCTAATCGTGCCATATGGAGGTCCAAGGCTTCTGGCGGGTTTGGCAGCGGTGTTCAAAAGAACATCAGCTACATTCTGTCTTACCGAACTAAAAACTCTGGTTTACCAAAGCGTACTCAGGAGTTTCAGCTAGGTAGCATTCAGCGCTCTGCTAAAGGCTCGCTAGAAGTTCAAGCCGAGATGGATAAGGACTACAAAGAAGCCAAGGCTTGGAAAGCTGCTAATCCAGACTACGTCTATCCAGGCGGCACCGGAGACCGGTAATTAAATAAAAGTTTAGCCCCCTTCTAGGGGGCTTTTCTTTTACCCTAGAAGTAGCCTCGTGCGAGGCTAGATTTACCCCCTGCGCCTTACCTTGCTTACTCCAATGGAGACTAAATGTCTAGTATTGACAGAGACCCTAAACGAAAGGTGTCTCATCCCACCGAGTCGGATTTTATCCGCGGTGTAGCAAACAGCGCTAACTACCCTAGGGGTATGTCAAGTCTTGCAGCAGGATTTTTAGTTTCGTTCTTGGTTGGTAAGTTGGGTAGCCGCGGGGGACGTAAGTGACAGACTTTACTAAAGGTTCAATTAACGGCCTATCTGGCCCCCTTACCAGCGCACTTAAAGAAGCAGCTTTGGCTGCCGGCTGGGACAGCATGCTCGTAGCACAACTAAGCGTTGTGGCTGACGACACAGGGATTAACATCGAATACCCAGAGGGTATCGCTGACAAGATAGAAGACCTAGAGTACGGGACAATTGACCACCCACCGGCCTCTGTATTCAGAACCTTTCTCACTAAGAACAGCACTATCGTCGAGAACTCTGTGTCCGCATCGGTCATAGATAACCTATTTGACTCGGGGGTTCTGCCTTGAGTTTTCTACTCAGCGAAGACGCTGCCCTCAAAGTAATCCTAAGCGGGTTCATGGTAGCGGACGAAAAGAACGCTAATCGTACGGTTGGAGTTTACTACTCTATGCCTGACGCAGAGCTACGAACTCAGTCTTACCCATTCATGACCATTGAGCTAATTGACACTAACTGGGCGGCATACCGCCAGAGCTCTGGAATCTATGTAGATGACTCTGCTCAGGGCACTAAAGTGGTTAACGCCACCGACATCTACACCTATGAGATGCCAGTGGCTTGGGATGTGGTGTACCAAATTGTCACCTATGCCCGTCACCCAATCCACGACCGCCAAATTATTGCTCATTTACTAAATAACATTTTCCCATCAAAACGAGGCTTTTTGCCTATTACAGATGATGTAGGCGATTTAGTAACTTATCGTCACCTCATCCTAGAAGAATTCACTAAGCGTGATACGGTACTAGACGGCCGCAGGCTGTACAGGAACGTGTTCACGGTTACCGTGAGTAGCGAAGGACAGGCAAATACTACCATTACTGGTATACGTGCCGAAGAAGTCCTAATCAACCAAACAACAATCGATATCCCGCCTGGTCTACAAAACCCCTAATATTCGACTATTCTAACCAAACCGACAAGGAGAAATTCTTATGGCGTATCTACGTCCCGGAGTTTACGTTGAGGAAACCCTTAACGCTATCTCACCTGTGGGCGGCGCTGCTGCCGGCTCTGTTGCTGCCTTTATTGGCGCAACTGACAAGGGCCCAACAGTCGCTACCCTAGTAACCTCATGGTCTCAGTACACTAGCTTGTACGGCTCATGGGGCACTCTAAATGATGTGACCACTGCAGTCTACCTGTTCTTTGCGAACGGTGGAAGCCAGTGCTACATCAGCCGTGTTACCGCAAACGATGCAGTAGCTGCTACTCGCACGTTTAATGACACTAACGTAACTCCAGCCGCAACCCTAGCGCTAACCGCTAAGAACCCAGGCGCTTGGGGTAACAGCATCAACGTAACCATCGCTGCCTCAGTAATTACTGGCTACTTTGATGTAACCGTGTTCTACGGAGGTACGACTGAGGCTTACATTGTTGAAAGGTTTACTGATGTAACCATGTTGACTACAGACCCACGCTATGCTGTGACTGTAATTAACGGCTCATCAACCTACCTAACCGCAGTTGACTCTAGCCCAAGCGATGCTCACGCAGCTGCTGACAACCCTGCTGTTGTATCTAACGCTGTCCTCTCAACTGGAGCTAATGGTACTGCACTTACTACAGCTAACATCGCCGCAGGAACAAGCAAGCTTGATACTGTAGATGTTCCTATGGTACTTAACGTGCCTGGACTAGTAACTACTACTGATGTCAACGCTGTGATTACTTACATTGCTGCTCGTGGCGATGTCTTCCTAGTTATCGACCCACTTGTGGACACTGTAGCAGCTCAGATTACCCGCGCTGGACTGTACACCACGTCTTCTCAGGCTGCTGTGTACTACCCTAGCCTAACTATTGCTGACCCAGCTAGCACAGCACCTGGTGCAACTAAAGTTGTTCCTTCAGGTGGTGCGGTAGTAGGTCAGTTCATGGCTACCGATGCTGCTCGTGGCGTATTCAAGTCACCCGCAGGCCTAAACACTCGCCTAGCGGGCGTGGTCTCAGTTGGTAAACTAACCAATGCTGAGCTTGACTCGCTTAACAGCGCTGCAAAACCAGTAAATGCTATCCGCTACGTCCCAGGCTCAGGCATTGTAATTATGGGTGCTCGCACTCTAAAGCCAGGCTACGCAGACCGCTACGTGTCTGTTCGCCGAAGCTTGATTTACTTGCGCAAGAGCTTGAGTGACCTGACCCAGTTCGCCGTATTCGAGCCAAACGACTTCCGTCTATGGCGTCGAGTAACCACCACAGTTGAATCATTCCTGACCGATTTTTGGACTCAGGGTGGCCTACGTGGTGCAACCCCAGCTGACGCTTTCTTTGTAAAGTGTGACGCCGAAAACAACCCGCTAGTCTCAATTGAGAACGGCGCAGTTATCATCGAGGTCGGAGTTGCTTTGCAACGCCCTGCTGAATTTGTAGTTATCCGTATTAGCCAGTACGACAGCGGCGCTGTTGTCACTATCGCCTAGGAGGCAAATAAATGGCACAGCAAGCTAAATCACTAGCTCGTTTCTCAAAAATCGCTACTGACCCGCTACGTAACTTTCGCTTCATCGTGGAATTTACACCAACTGGAGATGGTCAGCCTGTTAGTGGTGAACTAACCACATTGACTGGTGGCTTTACCTCAGTATCAGGTCTAGCAATCACCACCAATGCAATCGGTTACCGCGAAGGTGGAATGAACACCTCGCTACACCAGGTTCCTGGAATGACCTCATTCCAGCCGCTAACCCTAACCCGTGGAACTATCCTCGGCAACGACCAGGCCATTAAATGGATGCGCAGCCTATTTGGTGCTATATCTGGGCAGGGCCTACCAATAGGTGATACAACTACCTTCCGTTGCAACTTGGCTATCTACGTGTTAGACCACCCATCTGCCGGGCCGGCTCAGCTTGATGTTAACGACTCTATCTCTGAGAAAGCTTACAAGATGAAGTTCAACGTGTACAACGCTTGGATTAGCAGCCTAAGTTTCTCAGACTTGAACGCTCAGGGCAACGAAATTGTCATGGAAACCATGTCGTTGGCTCACGAGGGTCTATCTGTAGAGCTAGCTAGCGGCGCTCGCGGCGCATACCTTACATAACCAACCCCTGTACTGACTGTGGTATTATTTAAATAATTAATTAGGAGCACTAAATGTCTGAAAATACGAGCACTGACCCAACGGTCATCAACAAACTAGCTGAACAATTACTTGAAGAGCCAGCACCTGAAATTAAGACGGTTGCTCCTTCTAGTTCTGAGGTTATCCTCCCCGGCGGATTCGTCGCCGGGGATGGTAGCCTTGTTAAATACGCCGAGGTCCGTGAGCTAAACGGAATGGATGAAGAAGCCATTTCTAAAGCAGGGTCTACCGGTAGAGCCCTTGTAGTCATGCTACAGCGGGGGCTAGTTTCATTAGGCATGGAAAAGCCTGATAAGGACGCGTTTGACAGTCTTCTTAGCGGAGACCGAGACTCAATCCTTATTGGAATCCGCAGAATCACTTTCGGCAACGAAATTGACTTTGAGTTCCCGTGCCCTCACTGCCAAACTGACCTCTCTGTTTCAGTAGACCTTACTACCGACATCCCGTACAAGACCTTAGAAAACCCTTTGGAAGACCGTAAGTTTACTTACGAATCAGAGAAGGCTGGGACTATCGTAGTTGGGCTTCCTACTGGAATAACTCAGAAGAAGCTGTTGGAAAACTCTGACAAGACTGCAGCGGAGATTAATACCATTCTCCTAGCAGGGTGTGTTGAGTCTGTAAACGGCATCGTATCTATGGGCGCTACTACTGTCCTTAAGTTGGGCATGAAGGACCGCGAAAAGATTATTTCTGAGATTCTGACCCGTAACCCAGGGCCACGCCTTGGGGAGGTGACGACGACCTGTGAGGCATGCGGTGAGGAAATTCCTATGCCGTTGTCGTTAGCAGACTTGTTTCGTCTATAAAGAAGCAGACTACGAAAACTTACTGGACCAATACGAATCACTATCTCGAGCATTTACTGGATGGACGCTAGCTGATATCAGAAGCTTGTCCGCAAGAGAACGTATGAATTGGATTTCTAGAGCCGGAAGGTTCAGAGGTAGGTAAGAATGGCTGATACTAAACAGTCTCTAAACTTAGGCGGAAGCCGAGGCATGGTCAAGAAGGCCAAGCTGTTCGATGACCTTACCTCAGCCGTTAACACTCTTAACACTGCTCTAGAGAAGACAAAGCAGCTTTCAGAAGCTATTTCCAAAAATATTAGGGCTGCATCTGGCGATAACAGCGGCACTAACATGAACCCCATGGCACCAGATGTTTCTGGGGTTATGGGCTTCTCCCCACAAAGCGCCATTCCTGCCGGCGGCGCTGTGCCTACTGGCTTTGTGCAACAGGGCACTGTTAAACCGGGTGAGTCTAGCTCCCTAGGCTTTATACAGGCAAAGGGAGGATTTAGAAGCCAGGTAGTAGACGCCGCAAAGGGTATGGCCGGAGCTGTTATCATGGCGACCTATCAAGCCATTAGCCCAGCTGACTACATTGAGAACGACATAGCACGTCGCCGTACTGGGTTCTACATGGGTATTGGCGGGGAAGCCGGGGCTAAGGCCGGAAGTCAACTAATTCAAAGCATGATGATTGGCGGTACTGCCACCGATAAGATGGATGCCGCTAGGGCTGTTATGGCGGGCGCTAGCTATGGAATGATGCCGGGCCTAGGAAACTATAACACCGTTTCTCAAAGCGCCCAAATGTTTAGCAACCTTACACCTGGTGCCGGCCTTGAAGGCGGTATGCAGGCTACTATTGCGCTAAACCAGGCCCAGAACGTAAACAAGCTCCGAATGATTGGCATCCAGGTTCGTGACCCCTCTACCGGTCTGATGAACAGTGCTGAACAAGTAGCTAACCAAATTTGGTCATACCTAAATAAAATTAAAACTGGTGGCGGAAGTATTACCGCTAGAGATATCTCGCTCTCATTGCAGCCAGGTAACTCCCTAGATGGAATGCTTAACCAGTACTTTGGTAATGATGAAGTACTCCGCCAGGGTGTTATCGCTATTCTTTACCAGAAGGCCGGTGGTGGCAGTCTATCTAAAAACGACCTTGTAAAAAGTGGCGCTAGCTCAGCCGTAGCACAGTCTTTTGGTAATAGAAGCTCTGCTGAGTACAAAGCTACCAACGCATACACAAGCAGCGGTGTTGAGGGAATCATTAGTGGTAACTCTAATATCACTGATGTTGCTAACGCCCTTGCTGGAAGCGTTAACGTTTTTTCTGAGGCGGTGAACCGATTTGTAACATACACACAAACCCTTTCTGGAGGCGGCAATGGCGCTGGTGGAACTATTCTTGGAGGTGCCGCTGCTGGATTAGGCGCACTACTGACTAGCGGCGGTGGGGGCGGTCTTTT